GTGCCGGATAACCCGCTTGTAATCTTGTCTCATTTCATTCCCCTTAATTAGCCAGCCATTTTGAGTGGGTAGTTGTAGCTGCAAGCAACCAAGTAATCCTCGCGAACCTCACAGGTTACAGTTGGTGGATTATCAGCGTGGCAAAGAGCACCGACACAGCCCAACCCCAAAAGAGTTGTGACCCCGTTAGGAAGTCTGTAGACACCGGGTGAGACTTCGACCATAGGAAGTTCGACCAAGGGGTAAAAACCTGTAGTATTGGAAGTATTCATCATGATATTCCTTATAAGTTTTTAGTTGGTATAGTTAATATAAGGGATAATGAGTCTAATGTAAAGAAATGATTTACTATAATGGCAATAAAGTTGGGTTATTTTTTGAGGGCTTACCACTACAATAACTTTAGCTGGAGGCTGTCACGATCCTTTTTAATTTGCCTTAGCTCGCGACACAAGTCTGACTCGTCAACACTGAACCCCAGTCCCTTCAAGTGCAAATCGTTTTTTAAAATGGCTACAGCTATAGCCTTATAGGACGGAGCGCGACCAGATGAATATATTTTTGGCGGGACTTGGTCGGGAATGTCATCAAAATAACCCCTCCCTTTCCACACTCGGACATACTCCAAGACTTTTTCCGTGACAGTCCTCCCACTCTTGAATGGCGATTCTTGCCTGATTGTTTGCCAGTAGTTGCTGCTCATTCGTTATCCTTCCCCATGCTTGTCTAGTTATATCCTCCGGGATTCCGTGGGCGAGGGCACAAGCTGCGTGGCCAACCCAAGCCTTCCTGTTCATTGAGTAATCCGTTAAGGCGTTTTCGCAGCTATACCTCCACTCCCTAACAACTCTCATCATAAACCGGCCATACAGCAAGTGATCTCCAGTGAACGTAATCGCTTTGATGAGGGCCGCCCTCCTATCGAACACGTCCCCCCACATATTTGCGTCCACCTCTTCCCACTCCCAGTATGGGTGATATATGCGGTCAAACTTCATCAAAAACCTCATCAAAATTTTCAGCATCCCAGCTCTTAGAGAAATCTTGGTTGTCGAACAATGCCGCCACCCCGGTAATTTGCTTTAGTCGTAGCAGTTCATCAGGAGACATTCCAATATGCTGGCAAATCCAACGGTCACCCTTACCCATCTCCACAAGCTCAGACACGATTGTCGACATCAGCTCGATATTGTGCGAGCCTCTTGCCCGATTATGCCTGATCGTTGATGCCATGCGGTCATGCATTTCTTTTTTGAGGACAACAACGGGGAGCATTCCCGCCTCTCTTTCATGAATACGGGCGCTGTCGCGTAAGATGCAATACCGGTGGAATCCATCAACCACCACATACTCATCGTTCTCTGTATCATGCACCACAACAACCGGCTGAGTGTAGCCATCCTCCCATATTGATGTCTCCAGCAAGGCCATTTCTGGCGGGGCCACACTGTTCGGGTTGTAGTCGTTAGCGGTGACCTTTGCTATAGGAACCCGCCTTACATCATAAACCGGAGAATCCCATCCATCATTAAGAGGCTCATACGACCCGCTATCGTCGTGTGTTTCTTGGCCCTTGAGTGGCGGATTAAACACGCAGATCAAAACTGTCGTCTCATAAGCCTCAAAATAATGAGGATCATTTGCCTCAAGCACATAAGTCACGTCAGGAGTGATAGGAAATTCCTCCCCTGTTTTCGCGTTCGTCAACATCGCGCTGCCAGACACACAATAACAGCTCTCAATATGGTGCTTGTACTGCTGAAACATCCGCACTCCCGGCTCAACAACAGTTTTGGTTAATGTGTACCCCATCTTGTCCTCAGCCAAGAGGATTCTATTGCTTACCCCGGACTTGTATCTCACACGCCTTCCCGCAGGAAGGTTATCAGTGTTAATTACCCTCATTTTATTTATCCCCTTTATTTAAAGAACTGTATTTGTTTTGGATTATCTTTTGCCTGTCCATCTGGTGTTTTGTTGGAGCAAGCCCTAAGTATTTACAGGTATGATCATTTTTCAAAATTGTAATTGCAAACCTTTTCCAGCTTGTTACGTCACTTTTATTCGCCTTTAAGCAGTCTAGCTCGTCTGGCGGGCGCTTTATAATGATTCTCTGCAAATTATTCCCCCCATGCGGCGTAACACCGTTTCTTTTGAACGACACCTTATGCTCAATCAGGCTGTTAATAACCTCTTCAGACAACCCGCGCCCCACCCTGCCCCAATACTTAATTGACTGAATGAAGCGCGCCTTAAAATTTCCACTAGACTCTTCCGGCAGTGTAGCCAAAAGAAATTTAACAAAAGACTTCCAAGTGTGTCCTTCTGGCAACTGAAAGCTGTTGTAGTTTATTTGTTTGCCATAAGTAGCAGCAAAGTTTGCCCCAGCAACTCTTGCGCAAAGCCTCGCCCACGTTGTCCCGTCAATCACCCGGTATAAGTTTAAACTTGACTTGGATTCGCTCATAAAAGGGCTAGCCACTCTCATCCTCTCAACAGGAACCCCGGCCATATAAAACGTGTCATATAGCTTATTGTAATCCCACTCAAACTTAGCGTTAGCAATCCATACATCACGCGTTTTCCAATCGTATATTGGGTATGCGTTATACACATTTTTTGAATTCTTCTTCGTCCACATCATCCCCAGCTTTGTCTCTTTGGCATCGTTCATGATGGCTCTAAAGCGATTCAGGCTTTCTTGTGTTCGGATGCCTATTAGGTTAGCCGTAAGCTCTCCCTGCGAATACCACTCAGCAAACATATCCCAAAAGTGGTCATACTGCATATTCTCCTCAAATAAGTCCCCAAAATGGTGGTTTTTGAGATTAACAACATAATCCATGTCTGGCATTGGGCGAATCCATCTTGACTTATCCTTTTCTCCCCAACACTGCCAATCAATCTCATAAGAAGAAACGCTACACGGAAGCGTTATAGGCATACAGCACCAATAAACATCAAGATACTCAATATTCTCATCAATTATGCGCTTCATAAAATCAAGGGATGCTTCGTAATTAGCCTCATTGTCTAATATCTGTATGCCGATTTTCCTTTTAATCCCGCGCTCTTTCATATATTGCAATATAAGATTAAGCAATACCCCACTATCCTTCCCTCCTGAAAAAGACAGGTATATCCGGGGAAAGTGTTCAAATATGAAGTCGAGCCTTTCTGTGGATGCTGAATACACATCTATGTCTTTATATATGCGCTTGGACATAAGCCAACCCCTTAATACCTAATATCATAATGGTTCCCATTATTTGAATTATCACGGATAGCATAATAGACGAGGAGCCGGGAGTAAAGAACTTGTTACCACTAACTTCCAATAAAGTTGGGTTATTTTTTGAGGGCTTGCATCCAGATACAAACGGGGATTAGAGCGAGGCGTTCCCACTCAGATAGTAGATCGGCTATCCACTCCCAATGCTCACGAGCATCGCGGTGGTAATTGCCTTGACTGACGAGCGAGAACTGTTCTTTCTGTTCATTGGTGTATAAGTTGGGCCTAGTGGCCGACATATCGGGAGGGCGGAGAAATCGGGCTTCTATGAGGGCAGGGGCGATGATGCGTCTTGTTTTGGCTTTCCATTTATCCGGTTTGCCTGACAAGTCTATTTGTTGATTGATTGCCCCGCAAATGTACGAGCCAAAGAAACTGCGCTTATCATCATCCCCTTCGATCTCAGCAGACCAAAAGTAATGACCGAGAATCCAGAGAATTTCATCCTTTTTAAGCAGAGAATCTATTGCCAGCTTTGCGCCTTTTTCATAACCGGGAAGAACCCGCCCGCCGCTGGTTTGAACATATTCAGTCATTTTTGAGGGTGTTGGAGTGTAGGTCGTGGTGTGCCAGACCTGTCGAGCTGAAATGACGAGCATATCGAAATCAGACATCTATCTATCTTGTTCCACCGCATTAGCTTTATAGGGGTTGTGGGCCGCAAGGGTCATCTTCGGCAACCAGTTGTCCATCAAATGTCCAATATTGGGTCACTATCCGCACCGGATCATTTTCCAAACCATCACCGCGCCGCAAAATGGTTGTCTCTATGAGCTGCACAACTCGTGCAGAATCCATTGTCTCTGGAAGGTACTCACTCACATCTATTCCCCTCATCTGACGCACTCAACCGTTTCTTCATAAAAACTCACGCAGCATCCTTATTTAGTGCGCATTTGGGCCATTCCTCTGAATAATATCTGCGTCTTGACCCTTTGCCGCTCATAGCTAAAACCCCATCAGAGCAAGCACTGATCCAATGAAAAAACAAAGGCTTCCTATCAAATAAAACCATATTGGGTTCATTCGTCATAACCATCACTGAGGTCAGGATGTCGAACCCTCAGTTCATCCTCACTGGGAGGTCGGCGCAGCTCTGCTACCTTCTCAGTGATTTCCTCATAGAGCTTGGTTAAATAGTCCCTTGTTATCTTTGGCATCGTGTCGTCAGCCGCTTGCAGTGCTTCATAGAACCTATCGTTTAGACACTCATAAGCCAACGCAACATCGGCGATCTTAATCAATAGTGCTTCAGCCATTTTCTTCAACCTCCAGACTTATTAACAAATCTATGTAGTGCTTTGCCTTTTCTAAATCTTGAACGCCGTTTTTCTCACGCCATCGAACCATGTACTTGATAACACAACCTTCAATGTAGGGAATACCGTTAGCATGGTTGAATTTAACGGGCTGAATAGGAAGGTCTTTGTAATGTCCACCGCCAACCTGAGTGTCTAATGCGCTAGTGATCTTTTGTTCCCCCGGAGGGTAAACGATCCTCTGCTCACCAGAAGGACTTTTTTCGCATACTATTTTGCCTCTATCGTAGATCATACCTTCACCTTATATCTGACTTCTTCGCCTCGCTCCTCATGGAGAACAACGCAAGTCATAGATCGCTCTGCCCCATACCCAGAATTAGAATGCCACGCATCCGGTGGCGGCAATACACCCCACGACTCAAACATCATCCCGCCAATCTCTTGCGCTTCTTTGTGATGAATATGCCCCGTCCAACCATATCGGTGAGGGCAGCGGCCCCATTCTTCGTGCAGGTTTTTAGTTGTGGCCTGATAAATGCGTTCGGCTTTTATCCTGTCGCCATGATGAACCACAATAAGATTCTTGCCAAACTCAAAATGGATAAACTTGTTGAAATTGTCTTTCACCTCAACGCGAGGTTCTTCGTAGAAATATGCCCTCACCACCTCATTCAATCCTAATGCGCTATCGGGGTCGTGGTTGCCTCTAGCATTAATGACAATGACCTTCTTGTGCTTTTGGAGCATGAGCGTGACAACAGACTTCAACAATAAACCGGCCAATCTACCAACTCGGCCCATCCTTCCATCAACATCAAGTTGCGCCCCAGAAGCAGGGGTTCGCGCCGTGGTATCGTTAGCATGAAGGAAGTCGCCCACATTCACCAATGCCCCAACTTCGGAGGCCGGAGAGCGAGCAATGAGCTTCTTTACCGTTTCAAGTAATAGCTTCTCGGCAATGTCGGTGTCATAGTCGCCCTGCCCTGTCTCCTGCCCCCACGCATACATCCCGAAATGATGGTCGCCGATCAGATAACAAGACATCAAACTGGTATCACATGATTTTGGTGATTTGAGTGGTTTATATAAACCGGAGAGGTCTGATTTAAATGCGGCCAATAAACCGGCCTGAATTTCAGCGAGGGCCACGCGCTCTGGCTCTTGAATATGCCATTGCTGTGATATATCGCCGTCTTGGTTGTAGGCTGTTGATATTCTCTTTGTTGTGAATCCCGGTGCTGCTGGGTGTGTTAGATCATGGCCGGGAGAATAACCACATGAAGCAGCTTTGCTTTTTATTCGATCAATGGAGTCATCAACCGTTTGCGGCGCAAGGTTTAATGCTCTGGCCGCAGCCCTTTTTGACCCATGTTCACAAACAGCTTTGTAGATTTCAAGCTGGCGGTCTGTCTTTGCATATTGAGCAAATTTTTCGTCATAGATCATATCTAGCCCGTTCGTGGGTTATATTCCGAAGCGGGCAATCAAAATGGCGTCTGCCCTACCAATGTCCTTTTTTCTTCCCAATGGCGCATCGGGGTAAAGCCTCTGCGCTAAAACTCTGGCTTCATCTTTACCCTTCCCAATCAATCCCGCCGCCTTCTTCCATTGTTGTGGGGCTGATAAAATGAATCGAATGTCACAAGCAGCAAGCACTCCCTGAATAACGCCATAGCCCATTCCGAAATTGAACATGGATGTCACTCCCTGTCCCGGCATCGCATGAACCTTTTCCAAAATAGCGACCTGCCCTGCTTTTA